TGACAGGCGCAGACATAACAACTGGAAACATCACAACTGATCCGCTCCTGTCCACGCCCGGCAGTTCTTACGACAAAGCTGACTGGGGATATACGACCGGCAGCCCGTGCATCGGCGCAGGATCGAGCGGCGGAAACATCGGATTTGCAGCCGCATGACCGAGTCCTGCGTCACGAGCTTTACCACGTCGCCCAAGGCAACCGGGGCGAAGACATGAACCACAAAGGATTTAAGTGATGAATGCTCGCAAAACGATGACAACGAATGGTGACATATGCGGGCCACTGGAAGTCCGCGATGGGCAGGCAATGGACTATGAGGTTGATTACACTTCGGGCGATATTACGCTGCACAGATCCATTGACGGCTCTAACTATATCGTTGTTGAAGAGGCATACACAGCAGACACGACTAAACAGGCCATTGCACCAGGTCACTACAAGCTGGTTGGCACAAGCACACCGAGTGCTGTTTGCTATATGGTGGTAAGATAAGCGCAACCTAACAGAGCAAAAGTCTCGGAAATCACGGGCTGAGACTAAATTTGCCCTTGGATTGCGTAACCTAAGATAGTATCGTATCGAATATCAATCTGATGACGCCGCGCAAGTGGCGGGAAGGATTTGGAACATGCCTAAAATAGGAGAGTCTGGTGCGCCAACGCCTGGCCGGAAGAAGGGCTCAGTCAACAAGCGCACCGCATTACTGAAGGACGCAATTCTGGAAGCCGCTGAAAAGGCCGGAAGCAAGGCGGGCATGGTTGGTTATCTGACCACGCAGGCAAGTGAGAACCCGGTGGCTTTCCTGACACTGCTTGGCAAGGTTCTTCCAATCCAAATGCAGGGTGCGGGCGAAGATGGCGCATTCGTTGTGACGGTTGTGGAGCGTCGCGTTGTCAAAGCTGGTAATTGACACAGCCGAAGTCTTTGAGCCGCTTTTGCAGCCATCTCGCTACAAGGGTGCACATGGCGGGCGGGGTTCGGGCAAGTCGCATTGCATGGCTGAGAACCTGATTGACGACCATATCAGGCAGCCCGGCCTGGACAGCGTTTGTATTCGTGAGGTTCAGAAGTCGCTCAAGGACTCAGCCAAGAAGCTGATTGAGAACAAGATACAGGCTTTAGGCGTCGGCCCGCTGTTTGAGGTTCAGTCTGGATTGATCCGAACGCCTGGTGGTGGGCAGATCATCTTCCAGGGTATGCAGGACCATACGGCGGAGTCGATTAAATCACTCGAAGGCTTTGGCCGTGCATGGACTGAAGAGGCGCAAACGCTTAGCGCCCGTTCGCTTGAGATGCTTCGCCCGACAATCCGCGCGCCTGGTTCTGAATTGTGGTTTAGTTGGAACCCACGGCGCAAGTCTGATCCGGTCGACAAGTTTCTGCGTCAACAGGCCCGTGACAATGCAATTGTGGTTCAGGCCAACTGGTCAGACAATCCGTGGTTTCCGCCTGAGCTTGAAGATGAGCGTCTTGATGACAAGGCCAACAACCCTGACCGCTACGAGCACATCTGGGAAGGCGACTATGCAACGGCCTTTGAAGGCGCTTACTTCGCCAACCTGCTGAGAGAGGCAGACCGCGCTGGTCGCATCGGTGATGTAACCGCTGACCCGCTTCTGACGGTTCGCAGCTATCATGACATTGGCGGCGCTGGCGCAAAGGCTGACGCTTACACAATCTGGATTGTTCAGTTTGTTGGCCAGTCTGTCCGGGTGCTTGATTACTACGAAAGCCAAGGCCAGACGCTCGCCTTTCATGTCGAATGGATGCGTAAGAGCGGCTGGGAAAAGGCGCAAGTCATCCTGCCGCATGATGGCACGAACACGAATAACATCACGGGCAAGAAGTACCGCGACCATTGGGAAGATGCAGAGTTCGACGTTCGCACCGTTCCCAATCAGGGCCTTGGCGCGGCAATGCAGCGGGTTGAAGCGGTTCGCAGGCTGATGCCGTCCATATGGTTCAACAAGAACACAACGGAAGCAGGACGAGAGGCTTTGGGCTTCTACCACGAAAAGCGCAGTGAAGATCGGGATATTGGCCTTGGCCCTGATCACGACTGGTCCAGCCACGCAGCCGACGCCTTTGGCCTGATGGCAGTTGACCATAAACCACCTGAAGACAGCGATCTGGTCAAGAGCCTCTACGGCAAGTCCAGCAGGCGCGGGAGCTATCTGAACGCATGAATGACGCAACGATCCTCCAGGAAGTCCGCACACGCTATGATGAAGGCTGGTCCGCTGACATCAAGAACCGTGAGGCGATGGAAGATGACTTGCGCTTCGCTGCTGGTGAGCAGTGGCCACAAGACGTGCGTATGGAGCGTGAGTCTGACGAGCGGCCTTGCATAACCGAGAACCACCTGAGCCAGTTTGTGCGGCAGGTGGCGAATGACATGCGGGCCAATCCGCCTGCGGTGAAAGTGATTGCTGGCTCTGGTGGTGCTGAGAAGTCGGTAGCGGATATCCTGACGGGCATGGTGCGCGATATCGAGGCCAAGAGCGCCACGAAGCGGCCTTATGTGACAGCAGGCGCCTCTGCTGCGCGGTGCGGGATTGGTCACTGGCGCATCCTGACGGATTACGTGTCGCCTACGAGCTTTGACCAGGAAATCAGCATTGAGCCGATCCATAACCCGTTTGCGGTTGTGTGGGACCCGATTGCCGTTGCTGCGACACGTGAAGATGCAAACTGGTGCTTTGTGATTGACGAGCTTAGCCCGGAAGATTTCGAACGTGAGTATCCAAAGGCCAAGGCGATCAGCTTTGACATGAAGGATGCTGAGCTGTGGTCATCGAACTGGGTCAACACGAGCCGCAACACGATCCGCATTGCTGAATATTGGCGCAAGATACGCAAGCCAGCCAAGCTGTGCATGTTGCAGGATGGGTCGGCTGTCTACAAGGACGAGCTGCCAAAGGAATACCATCACCTGATTGTCAATGAGCGCGAAAGCGACCGGGTGACGGTTGAGGTGGTCAAGACGAACGGGTTTGAGGTGCTTGAAAAGGCGCAGGTGTTCCCGTCTCGGTTTATCCCGATCATTCCTGTGGTTGGTGAGGAATACAGCGTTGGCGAGCACATGGTTCGCCATTCGGTGATCCGGTTCGCCAAGGACAGCCAGACGATCCACAATTACTGGCTATCGACGCAGACAGAACATCTGGCCTTGCAGCCTAAAGCGCCATTCGTTGCCACTGCAAAGCAGATCCAGAAATACGCTGATGTGTGGAAGACGGCGAACACGAGCAATCACAGTGTCCTGATCTACGATGTGGACCCTGACGCGCCTAACAGCCGCCCGATGCGTGAACAGCCGCCTGCCAGTTCTGCGGCATTCTCTGAGCAGATCGCGCGCGCCGGCCAAGGCATGAAGGCCACGACAGGTATTTACGCGGCAGGGCTTGGCGAGCAGGGCAATGAGACCAGCGGCAAGGCTATCATGGCCAGACAGCGTGAGGGCGACGTTGGCACGTTTGAGTTCCGCGACAATCTGAACGCCTCGGTTGAGCATACGGGCCGCATCCTGGTTGAGCTGATCCCCGTAATTTACGACACGCCGCGCATGGTGCGGATTCTGGGCGAGGATGGCGAGGAAGACTTTGCCGAGATCAACAAGCCATCAATGGACCCGCAGACGGGTGAGCAGAAGGTCGAGAATAACCTGAAGCTGGGTGAGTATGGCGTTCAGGTGCGCTCTGGTCCGTCCTATACGACGCGTCGTCAGGAAGCCGCTGAGAGCATGTTGCAGTTCGTCCAGACGATGCCGCAAGCCGCCGGTATGGTGATGGACCTTGTGGCGAAGAACATGGACTGGCCTGGCGCTGACGAGTTTGCCGATCGGTTCAAGAAGATGCTTCCGCCGAATATCCAGCCCGAGACGGATGACCCTGAAGAGCAGCAGCAACGCCAGCAGGCAGCACAAGCCGCACAGGCCCAGCAGCAGACGCAGGAGCGCATGGTCAACGCCGATATTGGTGAGAAGGAAGCCAAGGCCGCGAAGTCTACGGCTGATGCCCAGAAAGCGGCTGCCGAGGCCGCACAGACACAATTAGAGACGGCCATGCAGAGTGGCCAGATACAAGGAATGATCCAGCAGTTGGTTGCCGCACAAGTGATGCAGGCGATGCAACAGCTGGCTCCCGCGCCGATGATGCAACCTGCGCCATCGCCGCAACCCGCGCCCATGATGCCGCCTCCTAATGGTGGCACAGGGCAATTCTAACCCATAAAGCAAGGAGGCTTAGAGCCGTTGCCTGATATGGAAGCAATAGAGGTCGCACAAGAGGCCCTCTCGGATGTGAGTGAAAACGAGTCGTCCGAAGTCGTAGTAGACGAAACCCTTGAACAGCCTGAAGCCGAAGACGCTGATGGCGAAGTATCTGAGAAGGAAAGCAAGTCCCAAAGGCGACGCCGTATGCGTCGTGACAGGGAAGAACAGGCCAACCAACAGATCAGCTGGTTAGAGCAGGAGAACACGCGTCTCCGCGAACGGGCGAAGTCTATCAAGGCACCCAATCCAGAGAACTACACGTCTGAGTATGAATATACCGCCGATCTCGCCGCGTACAAAGTGCGCCAGCAGGACGTGCAGGCAGAAAGCGAACGCATCCAGACGAGTTATTCCGAAGCAGAAAGCGATGACGGCAGGGGATTCAATGACTCTATTGCCGATTTCAACGCTGAAGGCGCGGAAAAGTTCAAGGACTTTGACCAGGTTGTGCGGAGGATGCCGGCAGATGGCGGCCCCGTGCTTACGGCCATCATGGCTGAGGCCCTGATGGAGACTGATCTGGGTGTCGATATCGCATACTATCTTGGGAATAACGTGAAGGAGTCGCAGAAGATTGCGAACCTTTCGCCGGTCGCTCAAGCCAAGGCGATATTCAATCTGGAAGCCAAGGTTGCCAAGGCGAATATGCCAGCGCAATCGCAAGCACCAGCTCCGGTCAAACCTGTTCGGGGTGGCTCAGCGTCACCATCCAAGCCCGTTTCTCAGATGAGCATGTCCGAATACGCCGCATATCGTCAGAAGCAGATGTCTGGCGCGTCGTAGATCGGTCCCCCCTGATTCCAATCTGGAGATACAACGATGGCTAACAGCCTCATCACCCCGAGCATTATTGCCAAGGAAGCCCTTGTGCAGCTCGAAAACAACCTCACGATGTCGAACAATGTTCACCGCGAGTACAAGAAAGAGTTCGTTAAAGTTGGCGACACTGTTTCGATCCGTAAGCCGGTCAAGTTTTATGCCGCTGACGGTAAAACCCGCGTCAACCAGGACGTTGAAGAAGCCAACACGTCGATCACCGTCGATAAGCAGAAGCACATTTCGTGGAAGTTCTCTTCCAAGGATCTGACGCTGACGGTGGACGACTATTCTGAGCGTTACATCAAGCCCGCGATGATTGCGCTGGCGAACACGATGGACCGCTCTGGTCATGCGCTTTATTCCAGCGTGTGGAACCATGTCGGCACACCGGGCTCGACCCCGGCCAACTTCGCTGCGATGGCTGCTGCTGCCCAGCGTATGGACGAAATGGCAGTGTCCTCGGACATGCGCAAAGCGGTCATGAACCCTGCGGCTGGCTATGCCATCGCTGGCACGGCTCAAGCCCTGTACATGAACGGCGTCAACAATCAGGCTTATCGAAAAGGCGCGATTGGCGAGATTGCTGGTCTTGAGACGTTCCGGACGCAAAACGTTTCGACACATACTGTCGGTGCACATGCGGGAACGCCTGTCATCAATGGCGCATCGCAGGAAACGACCTATGCGCTGTCCAAGTCCACCAATAGCCAGTCACTTGTGACGGACGGTTGGTCAAACTCTATCACAGGCGTTCTGAAAGCCGGTGATGTGATTACCATCGCTGGTGTCTATGCCATGAACCCGGTTCCGGGTGAGGGCGCGTCTGGCAAGCTGCAAATGCCATACCTGCAAGAGTTCACTATATTGGCAGATGCTGATTCTGGTGCTTCGACAGGTCCGGCAACGCTGACGATCAGCCCGGCGATGATTGTCTCTGGTCCTTACCAGACCGTAAGTGCGGGGCCTGCTGATGGCGCTGCCATTGTGGTCAAGACCGGCACGGCATCGACGGCTTATCCGCAGAACCTTGCCTTCCACAAGAACGCATTTGCGCTTGTGACCTGCCCGCTGGAGCTTCCGGACGGTGTGGACTTCAAGGCACGTGAGACGCACAAGGGCCTGTCGGCTCGCGTGGTCAAGCAATACAGCATCGATGATGATGATGATATCATCCGTATCGATATCCTGTACGGCTGGAAGGCGATTTATCCTGACCTTGCGGTTCGGATCACCGGCTGATGGATAAGAAAACGTTCCGCAAGTGGGGCTATCACCCTACAGAAGATGACCGCATCTTTGATGTGGAAGTCGGTGGATCGCTTCCCGAGGGATGGGCCGAAAGGCCTGTCCCGAGGGTGGCTGTCGATACGCCCCCTGGCGAATACGTAGAGATATCGTCCCTGGTCGATACGCCCCCTGGCGAATACGTCACGATTGCCGCCAAGGAGCAGCGCGTTGCGGCTGCCGAATTGCGTGCCAAGGAGCTTGAGCAGGAAAACGCATCCCTGAAGGAAGAGATATCGTCCCTGAAGGAGCAGCTTGCCCAAAAGGAAGACGCCGCGCCTGCCGATACTGGCCTGCAAGCAGACTGGCGCTCGCAACACCATTCGACCCGCATCCGTTTGGCAAAAGAGTTCGCTCCTGACGTTGCGGAACTGATCACGAACGCCAAAGAGGCGGACGAGGTTCTCGAAAACTACGAGGCTAAGCAGAATGGCTAGAACTGTGGGCCAGTGTGTAACGCGCGCTCTGACGCATCTGTTTGTCCTGGTTGGGGGCGAAACGGCGGCGGCGGAGGATTCTGCCGTTGTCGTGGACGCTTTCAACGCGATGGTTGATGGCTGGTTTGCTGACGGGCTGGCGCCTGTCGATGACGAGACGTTGGTTGAGGCATCAAGGACGGCATTGGTTGAGGGTGTGGTTTACACCACGTCTGACGCCTTGCCGGTTCTTGATCGCCACTTTGAGGGGCTTGCCGCTATGCTCGCTGTATCCTGCGCTGATGACTTTGATGCCCAGCTAAAGCCGTCTGTTGTGCGTCTCGCGCAGATGGGCAGCCAGCGCATTGATGCTGCGTTTATGCCGTCGATGGTGGCGAGCGTAGACCGTGCGCTGAAGCGCCTGCCGTCCTCTCATTACTGGCCTGCTGGCTAACCATGCCCCGCGCAGTCTTCGCCACAGGACATTCGGCCCGTGCCTTCGCTGGTGACTCAGAGAAGGTGCTGGTCAACATGTATGCCGAGCCAAACGAGTCTGACCCGGCCCGTCCGATCAAGCTGATGACGACGCCTGGCACGATGGACAAGGACGCTGGCAACGTCATTCAGGGAAATATCCGGGCGATGGCGCAAGAGGATGCGTTCGCCTCTGGCAAGGTTCTGATCCTCGACGGCACGACACTGAGAACATGGGTTCCGGCCGCTGGCACGTTTGGCACGATAACCGGCACTGTGAGCGGCACAGACAGGGCAGACGTGGCCATGTCGCAGACTGAGCTTGCCATCCTGTCGGGTGGTACGGTTTACGTCTCAGCGGGCACGACAATCGCCGCAGCGACAGATGTTGATTTCCCGTCAGGGATTACGTCGGTTACTGTGATGAGCCAGCGGCTCCTGATGACGACGACAGCGGGGCGGTTCTTCTACTCGTCTGTTCTGGACTTTGACGATCTGACGGGCCTGTTCTTCTACACCGCAGAGGGCTCGCCAGATAATCTGGTAGCCGTTCGCAGGTGGGCTGAGATGGCCCTGATGTTCGGCACCGAGACGCTTGAGATGTGGTATTCTGAGCCATCGAATGCCGATGATCCGTTCAGCCGCGCATCCAGTGTGGTGCCAACCGGTTGCAAGGCGCGCGATACAATCGCAATCACGTCCGTTGGCCCGGTCTGGGTCGATCCTGAGAACAATGTCGTGCTGCTGATTGGGGCGCAGACGCAAACCATCAGCCCGCCCTGGCTGTCACGGCTGATTGCGGCTGAGACGGCATCGGATCTGATTGCATCGACCTACAAGGCAGAAGGCGCTGAGTTCTACGTCCTGAACGGGCTGAACTTCTGCGCTGTGCTGAAGGGCGGCACACAGGACTGGCACCTTCGCAAGACCGATAGCAGCGACACATACGCCTTCTCGCGCATCCTGACGGCCGGGGGTGAGCAGTATGCCTCAAAACGCACGGGAACAGCATTCATGCACTTGTCGCGCGACTATGCAACGGATGAGCAGGCAGATGCGAGCACATTGGGAACGGATATCACACGCGAGTTCACCGCACATATCCCGCATGATGCGGGTCGCCCTGCGCTTGGCCCGATCATGATGGATGGATCGAAAGGCGTTGGTCTTTCTTCTGGCCCTGGCTCTGCACCAGTTATTCAGATGCGTATTTTGACGGATAATGGCTGGACCAGTTTCAGGTCTCGCAATCTGGGCGCACAAGGCGCTTATGGCGAGCGGTCGAAGTGGAACCAGAACGGGCGAGGACGCAGGCCCCAGACAATCCTGCATTTCAAGGTCGCAGAGCCGGTCGCATTCACAGTGACGGGCGTGTCATGGGGTGAGGCTAGTTAATGGCTATTGCACCCGGAGACGACATCACCGGTACGCCGGAACCTTTGCCACGCGATAGCCTGACAAATCGCCTTGGCGGGTTAGCGCGCGGCTGGATCAACTATTTCCAGGGCAAGGATCGCCTGACGGGGGAAATCCTTTCAGGCGTGAACCGGAACCGGCAGAATATTGTCCTGCTAGAGACCGAATACACGGCAGCGGATGGCGCGGTATCGAGTGCATATATCGCAGCGGATGCAGTCGTTGCTGCGGATGCATCCAGCGCACGGGCTACGCTATCCACGAC